TCTCTGTACAAATCGGCGATGTCTCCATGACATAATTGGTCCCCAACCATTCGTGCATTTACGAAATATCGCTCGAACAAGCACTCATCGCTAACGATCAGCACGTCCGGTGACACCTCGTACTTGTATGCCATATCCCCTTGTATTTTTGAAATGATACGTCTTGCATATTTGGCTGGCATGCCTATATTAAATCTCCTACGCATGTGATCCAAAAATGGATTTTTAACACCGCAAGTCATGCCATCACCAAACATGCCCATCAATATCTGTCCCTGTTGATACAAGGCCCTGTCAAAGACTGGCATACTTCTTGGTCCGATAAAGTCACCCGACTTACAGACACCAAATCCACGAAAAAAGGGTCCCAAGTTTATCAATGGTGCATATTCACCGTTCGACATCATTACCGGTGAGTGTTTCAAGAACTGCCATTGCGTCGGCTCTTGACTCACATCCGGTCCTGTAGTTACTACGTATCCACATTCCTCCACAGCTTGCATTAACTCTGATCCATCCTTGGGTTTGCGTGCGCATACGGCAATGAGGATTAAATAGTTAGCTAAATTGTTTATAGCCGTCGTTAACGTACTCCCCGATAGGAGTACGTAGTCGAGCAATTCTATAACTATTTTCCGTGACATATTCCTACCGAACAAGTTAACTTTACCAATACACTGATCGATTAACACTTGTAAGAGACCATGATCTCCTTCAAACATATCTCTCAGCAGATAAAATAAATGTTTGGTGTGTGACATGTCACACTTTGAAATATCCACGCAAAACACTCTATGATAATGCTTGTCTCCATCCTTATAACTAATGCTAAAGATCGAGTCGTCACTAAACAAATATGCACTAACATCGTAATCTCCAAATGTTGGAACCATGTCATCAAAAACTTGCTTCAATGCGGCATGACTGACTGACTTGACAAAAGTGCACTTACTAGTACCAAAATAATACGGATGTGTCGACATGAACAATTTGACTGCTTCCATAATCACTGCTCCATGCAGTGATTCAGAACAACCTAAGTCACCGATACACCGTGGTATTTTTCCGTTTTTAGCAAATTCAACTAATTTCAATTTAATCCGTGTCATATATCTACCCCATTTCTGTTCCAGCCATTTACCACTAACAAACGCTTCCCTAGCTGCTTCAATACGGAGATCCCTCTTGATGTGTGCCTTCCATGCATTCATCAAGTTCTCCCATGCTGCATCATAATAACACCCGTTATTAAACACAAACTGCTGTGCGTACTCTATCAACTCAGCCCTGTAAATGGATATGAATGACTTCTGATTGTCGCGTAATCT